AATACTCTTTCATAGTTTCACTCCACCCTTTGTTGGGCTATTAAGTTTTACGACAACGTGTTTTTGTTCAGATGAATCGCCACCTGGAACGTCTTGAGGTTTTTTGCCCAACGCGGCTTTGTGTTCCTCAAATGCTTTTGAAAATTCTGTTTCTGATTCACGGTTACAAGGGATAGTCACCAATGAAAGCTCATACCATTCCCATGAATTGAACTGGATGCCACCACCTTTGATCATTTCCGCTTCATCCCAATTCGGGATAAATCCAACTGATAGGCCTTTGACCAGACCGTATTTCAATGACTGATATGCCTTATCAACTTCGCGTTTCAGGTCGCCTTCTTCCTCAATTTCAGGAATATGAATCTCGACCTCGATACCATTCGCAGTGACTTTTGCGCTTGTCACATGGCCAATGGCTGAACGTGGATCATGATGGAAAAGTAAAGGCATAGGCAGATCGAAATCCGCACCTTTTGGCACCATCACATCTTTGGCACGATCTTGGTTTGGTGTACTTGCGATTCCCTTAAAGGTTCGCTTTTGCTCATCAAGGCTCTTAATTTCGACAGAGCCAAAGGTTTTATGTAGAGCAGACATAAGGCTCTCCCAATAAAAAAAGCCCGCTTAATGCGAGCTTTGGAAAGTGAATAAATTAAACGAAGTAGATGTTGTATGTTGCTTGTTTTGTTTCTTCAAAATTAGAAACACCACATGCCATCGCTAGAGCAACCATAGGGTCAATCCTATTTGTGGCTTTGGATTTATCCAACTTGCGACCACCAGCCGGGTCTTTGACTACTACAGCATTCGCGGCTGCCATATTTAGCGCAGGGTTATTGTTGTGAACAATTCGAGCGTTTAAGAGTTGTGCTTCTAATGTATCTAAGGCTGGGGACATATCTTTAAATCCTTGACCAAATGCCACAAGCGGCAATTCCAGCCCTAGCTTGTCACACTCTTTTTTAAATACATCTATCCGCCATCGGTCAAACGCGATTGCATGCAGAATTTTTACATCTGATGCAATTTCACCAATGTGCTTTGCTACATATTCGTAATCCACAGTAGCGCCAGGAGTTGTAAATAAATACCCTTGTTTCACCCATAAATCATAAGGAACCCGGTCACGCTTAGCTCGATCAACCAAACCTATCTCTGGTGTCCAGACGGTAGGATATGTGTAGTATTTCTCACCCTTTCTACCTAAAAAAACACAAGCAGTTAAGTCGGTGCGAGCTGACAAATCCAGCCCACCCCAAACTTCATCACACTCATAAATTGGTGGCAGATCCCCAAGGCATGTATCCCATGTCTGTTTGGCAATAAATGGTGAAACAGTAGAAACGCGCTGATTTAAGTTTAGGTTTCGGAAAGTGTTTTCAGCGCTTGGCATTCGACTGGCCTTTTCTGCTAATTTTTGCATATCAGGTTCCGATCTAAACTTGCCCAGCGCTGGATTAGATAACTTCCAAGATTCCTTATCCAGAATGTCGCTTTCCATTGGCGTTGTATACAGGTGACATACTGTCTTTGGATCTTCACCTTTTAGCGCGTCATCAATCCAAATACTTAACAGGTCTGCATCGGTGGCGGCTTGTGTACTAATCACCATCAGTAGCGGTGCTTCATGTGCACCCTGTGCTGTCACCACAGCATCAACAAATTCGTCTTGCGGTCCTTTTACCTGTCCCGTCTCATCAAGAATTGCCAGAATAGGTGATAGGCCGTGTGTTGTTTTGCCTTCAGCAGATAACGCCCTAAACTCTACGTTTTTTGCCAAGCCAACTAATGTTTTTGTTGATGGGATGATATGTACCAGATCTTGCAATGCTTCATTCAAGTTAATCATCTTCACGGCTAACTTAAAAACAATCGCCGCCTGATCTCTGGAGAGTGCACCACTTACAATCTGACTGTTTTGCTGCGCCTCTGGCCCTATTAAATGCGCCAACAGGATGCCTGCAATCAATGCAGTTTTACCATTCTTACGCGCAATACTTAAAATCGCTGTATGTGTGCCATGCGGATTGTCATAAACATCTAGGATGAATTTCTTCTGAAAATCCTCAAGGACAATTGGCTGTCCAACGTGTGCACCTTCTGGTGCTTTGCAGTATCTCTCGATAAAAGCAATTACCCGCTCACCGCGTGTCATATCTCACCTATAAGACGATAGGCATTAAAAAACCGCCCTGATGGCGGTCTGATTTATGCGATTAATTGTGTTTTAGCTTGGTCGAGCCAGTAAATCATCGGCTTCTTTGGTTTTATCAGCGGTCTTCCTACCTTTCGCTGCTGCTGAATTCTTCCCTCGTTGCTTGTCTGATTCGCCAACCGTTGCCACCGCATGCACTTGGATATGTTTTGACAGTGCGATTGATCTGCGGCTAAGTGTTTCCAGCAATGAATGCTTAGGGTTTAGGACAACCGTTCCCCGATCATTGGTTAGCGTATCGCCTTCTTCCAAAATCTCTTGCTGGATGCGCTCAATGTCTGCCTGACAACGAGCTAAGTTTGCTGCATGTTGTAGGTCAACTGTATTCCAACTATCCTTTACGCGCGCGCGCACGAGAGCATACCAAAATGGCATATCAATATCTCGAAGCTGAACGTGTTCGGGTGGTGCAATATCTTGATCATCCACCAATTGCGTTTTGACATGTGTGCTGTCTGATCGCTTTCTTCCTGCCATGTGTTCTAACCCTTAAAATCCCAATAGAATTAAGAAGATGGTACAGGGGCGGTCTTTAACTGAAACGTTATTTTTCAAGCAGATACCCGCCCCATGTCTTTGATTCTATTCTATTTATTCCAATGATGATCAGGATTGAGTGGAAAACCAGACTCATCACAACCAACAATAATGTTTTGCTTTTCCTGTCTCTGGATTGTTGAATCATGATGTAATTTGCAAACCGCTTGCCAGTTACTCTTATCCCAAAACAAAGACTGATCACCTTTATGTGGAACAATGTGATTGACTACGGTTGCAACCACAATCTTATTTTGTTCTTCACACATAACGCACAAAGGGTGTGACTTTAAATACGACTCTCTAGCCTTACGCCATCTTGAGTTATATCCGCGTTCACTTGATGTTCGCTTGTCGCTTCGCCATGATGGTGTACCACTCATACTACTCACCCATCCAAACACTGTGACTTCTTAGGCTCATCATCCTCACCACCTTCCAACTGAATCAATAGCTCATTGATCTGAGCATTCTGTTCATTGTTGATCTGGATGACTTGAGTATTCTGACTAAAGACTAAGTTAGTCTGCTCTATTAATTTGTTCTGGTTCTTTAATAACTGGTTGTTCTGGTCGATTAGCTTTAGAAGTAAGTCGTTCAATGCACAACCGCATTCGTTCTTTTGATCGCTCATATTGTTCTTTCATCCATTTGCGTCTTGCTTCACAGCCTTGGCATGTCATTAACCTACTCCTGATAACACCACTTCAAATCATCCGGCACAGTTAAATGCACACCCAACTTCACCACAGCAAAGTCATGCACATAATTTAAATACTCGGTCATCTGCTTAACGCTTAACTTGGTTGTACTGCAAAGTCTTATCACTTGCTCTGCAATCACCCGGTATTCTTCACACTCATTCTGCTTGAGCATTGCAATCGCATTACAGGTCTCAGCAAACTCTTGATCATCACGACGGTAGATATAAATCAGAAAGCGCTTCTTAAACTCGTAATGCAGTGAGTTCTTATCCTGACCAGTCTTTTTCTCTATCTGGCCAAGCCACATCCACATGAGCCTATTCTGTGCAGTGGATCTATCATCCTGCTTCCGATCAATCACCACCCTTAACGGCTTACCCTCATTAATCGCCTGAGTGTAATTGGTATGCATGTAGTTAATGGCTTTAGTGATGTCGGCATGACTCTGGATAGGAAACACGGCTTTTTGCATTTCCTACTCCTAGACTACTGAAACGAAGGTGGCTTGGGCCAATACATCCAATGAGTTGGTGGATTGTGGTTCCACTTACGCCACTTAACATTACTTCCATCTAGGCGAGACTCCATAAAATCCACATCCACAGAATCCACTGTCTCACCATCCCAGCAAATAAGAACCGATTCATATGTTTTGGGTAGTTGGTCTTTTGCGCTAATCCACTTCATCAAAACACCTCTCTATCTTCCATCACCAACATCCGCTCAACTCTTACCAACCACTTCTCAAACATGGCTTCACTCTCTGCCCGATTACCCAATTGAAAGGTATCGAACTGGAAATGACAGGAATGACATAGCGGAATAGTGAACTCATCACTGGCCTTAATCGATCTACCCTTACCATGCTTGGCACTATTTGAATGAGCAGCCTGACTATATGGATTACCGCATCGGATGCAAGGCAGCTTTCGAATTGCTGCGAGTCTTTTGGGGTTGCGCTTCATAGAGATTGATTCTGATGTTTCTTGCCCGCTCTCGATGTCGTTTAAGTTTTGCATCAATATCCACCATCTCTTTAGCAGTCATCATGCTGCGTGACAGGCTGAGCAAAATATCAATCTGGTCGCAATGCTCTTTTAATTCCCTTTGTGCAGATACTATGTCCATGGGTACCACCAATAAGAAAAGAAAAACCCCTCAACATCTAGAATGCAAGGGGTTCTGTTTGCCGTAATACGTTCGGCGATTATTTAACTCTAAATTCCCCTTCTTGAAAGAAAGGGCGACCAGTAGTGTTGGCAGAAAATGCATATGCAGCACTATGCTGCTTGAGCAGATTCTTTAATTTTTTCTGCTCGTCTGGAACATCTGGGTTTAAGATTAATATTGTTGCAACCCTTGAGCCATCGCCTAATACCTTTGTATCACTAATAGTTTTGAAACTTGAGAGTGCTTCCTCCAAGACCCCTAAGGGGCCTATTTGAAAATTCCTTGTGCTAGCTCTTTTTGCTATTTGACCCGTATAAGTTGAGCTTATGGCAATTGAGAAAATCTTATACAACTCATCCATTTCTTCTAGGATATTAACGATATTATCAGGATCAATTGAGACCCCATTTACAAGGTAAGGCCCAGTACCCTTTAGCCCCTCATGCATAAATGCTGCAACTTGCATGGTTTCCTCATGAGTAAATGACTGATTTAAGGTATTTATCTCCTTAACAGCTATAACCGAAAATATTGCAGCAGCCAGTGTATTTAAAAGCCTTGTATCCATATTTGATTTTTTTTCATCTTAAGAATTTAAGAAACTATATCAAAAGCCCTCTCCGCGGGGCTAGACGCTACTCATCAATCAATCATCTCGAAATGGGCTATCAATCTGATTTCTTAACTTTCGTTCCGTATGGGTCGGGTTGTCATCCCAGATTTGGTATTTCTCTTAGGCCCACTCAGTACGTGACGAAATCGCACTGGATTCAAACCAATTTATACGGCTGGTTTCAGCATCCCACCGTTTGTGCTTTTAGCTGAACAAATGAATGTACAGCGTCACAAATCCGAATTACCTAATGGCTGACGTTATTTCATAAGATCACCAATGAGTCAGGTTTATGGAATTTCAGACAACAAAAAAGCCCACCTTTCGATGAGCTTTTTAACACTTGGTCACTTTTGTATAGAACGACCAGTCTATAAAAATACTATCTTATATGGGGCTTATTTGTCAATTAAGCTTTTCTTAAATTTTTCCGATAAATATCAGCATAAAAATCTATCTCATCGCGCATATCTGAAAGCATAATTTCCACCATATTTTCCAGATAAGCATAGTGCTCTCGGTAGGTACGCATCTTCATTTCCGTGATGCCAAAAAAACGCAATTTGTCTTCAGCTTTAAAATTACCCATATCTCGAAGACTTAAGAATAACGCCATCTTTGCCACCTTGAGTGCAAAGGACTTAAGATCAAATCGAATGCGTTGCACATCCTTTGCTAAAGCCTCATAGAGACTAGCAGCTAAATAATGATGCAAAATATTGTAGGCCATCGTATTATCACGATAATCACCCCACACTAAAATTTCACAATATGCCTTTGTTGCCTGATCGTCGATTGAAGCAATAGCACCACAGCGATCTTCCCATGTAATTGGCTCCAAACTACCACCCCCTTGACTTGGTTCATAATTTGCTGTCTTGGCTCTTAACTGCTGCCCCAACCATTCAATATTTGTCATCTTTTCAGCTACCATCGCATTCATCCCTATTCCCTCTTAAATCTTCTCTAGTGCCACTGCACAGGCATAGCAACCAACCGTAATAATCGCTAAAGCAATGTTGTGCCCTGTTGACTTATCTTTTCAGCCACTAAATGCAGCCAATGTTCCAATTATTAAAAATAGGCTCAGCATCACTTCATCCCCACTATCAACATCGCAGCATCCCGTTGCTCTTGATTCGTTCTGCCTTGCCAACCTGTAATTCGATTAAAATCTTCTGCCTTCAACTTTGTCCGTGTCGGCTTAACCAGTACCACCGCTAAACCGCATTCTTTTGCCATTTCTGCGAGCAATTTACCTGTTGCGTGGTTCTCCCCTACATTCTTGGCAATCTTCTCTCCTGCGCTCTTAGAATGGCCGAAACGGAAATTAGATTTTTTATTCAACCAACCCGCTTCAATGACCACCTTTTTAATTTCATCTTGACGGCTTCGGAATAGCTCTACAGTCTGAGCAAAGGTTAAATTTTTGAGTTCCAGTGACTGCCCTAAGACAGCCACTCCTGATTTTTCCAAGTCTGGATCGATGCCGATGATTAAGTCAGTCATTGGCACCTCGCAGGGCTTCTAAATTCTCAATTTGAGCTTCGATAACATCTGCAAACTCACTATCGTCAGACCACAAATCAAATTCATTTCTTATGCTGGTGGTAAGCTTCTCGTATCCATCAATCCGTTTTTGCAGTGCCTCAACTTCCTTCTTCTTCTCGATATAACAAGCCTCCATGTTGTTGAGTTGGGCTTTTAGCTCATCAATCTCACCCTGACGAGCATTCCAGCCTTTGGTGTGCCATTCTTGAGTGAGTGCGACAAATTCATCCTTAGATCGCTGACGTTGTGTGTTCCAACCCTGATAAGTCATCTGAACTGGCAACACCCGGTAAACATCACCATCTTTGTCAAACAGCTTGTCACCATGGATGAATCGCATGTTTGTGTAGAAGTCTTGATCCTTAAACCACTTTTCAAAATCACTCATGCTCAACCACCTTCGTATTTGGAGAAATATCCCTAGAATCAATCTGCGACTCAACCTGATAGCCCATCAAAGCCTCATAGACTCTCGCATCAAGTTCCCTTCTATATTTATCAGCCAAGAGCTTGATTCTTCCTTCTTTAGCCTGTTTATATGCCTGGAAGGCCTCTTCTGCTGTGTCAAATCTGCCAATTCGTACCTGCTTTTTTCCATTATTAATTTTCGATTGAAAATTATTCTCACGACTGTCGTAATAAACCCCAAGTGGATATTTATCTTGGTCTTTATCCTGCCTGTTAAGAAGCTTATTGATCTCCTGCGGGACAAATACACAAGTGTCTTCACTGTAAGATTTATTACCCCTCACAAGTATGTCCTTATCTAAATCCCACCCAGTTTGATTAAAGCCAACTTGTCTAGAGCACCAGTCTTTAAAATAAGGGTAATATTTAAAATTTTCAGATACATAGCAATCTCTGTAAGTGGGATGTTCGCTGTGGTATTTATCGTCATAACAGCGTTTCAGCATTGAACCCCATAGCATGTACTCCTTTAGGCGCTTACCATTAGCGCAAGCAGGCTCGTCGCCCAAAATACCCACACCCCACACAGTTGCTACCAATCTATCTTTAACATTGCCTTTTTTAATCTGATTCATCTCGGCATTTGTTTCATAGCCTGTCTCAATGAATTTAATGTGCACCTTAGAGCTGTTCACGTACTTAGTAACAACCAAAGGCCCATAGTTATTAGTCTTAAATATTTTCCCTTCATAATTTAATTCATTCATCTTTCAGTCACCTTGGTTAGTGGCGAGATGTGATTAGCAATATCACTGCAATGGTCAGTTTCCTCATCCGACCACCGCTTTACATTCACATCAAAAGGCTCTGTTTTTTGTTCTGAGCAATAGGTACAGATCAACTGGCGCTCAACACTCTCAACTGTGGAAATATTTTCCCAATCATGGTCACATTCCTTTAATTCTGTTTTCTCGATTAAGTTCATGCCCATTCCATGCACTCCTTGCAGTCACAACCGCTTCTGAATTTTGTAATAGTTCCGTGTTGGGCCAGCTTTAGAATTTCTTTCTTCACCTCAACTGGTGATGCCTTCCGAGCCGGTTTTTTAGTTCTTACTTTTGGCACCACAATCTCGATTGAACTCTTGCGCCCAAGGAAAGGTATTTTTCTTAATACTGCTGCTTTCAATGGGTGATCAGTGTTGTTATCAAAACTCGCCAAAACCTCTCTGACAGTCAGCGGCTCGTAATGTGGTCGACCCAATGATTCAGCAATTTCAATCAGTGCTGTTCTGATCTGTTCTTTGGTGTCTAGCATGGCTCACCCCCGAATAACTGTTTGGCTTTAGGTGTAAGGAAGTAGCGATATTCGTCATTACCACCCCCGACAAATCCAATAAGACCGACTTGCACCAAGGTTTTTAAGTAGCGCTGTACCGATCTAATCGTCATGTATGGCAGCGCTTGATCTTTGATTTCCTTGGTTGTGGCGATTGGTGTGTTTTTAATAACAAGTAAAACGTCAATGCCACGATTTAATGAGGCGGCTTTGTTGTGCTGATACGTTCTTTCATTCACACCCCACCCCCTGCGCTTTGCCCTACAACCTGCAACTGCGTGTAATATTCAGGACTCAAATCACAGAAAGTGGCCCGACCTAAATCAGTTGCCAGGCGAACCGTTCCAGTTGATCCGTTACGTGCTTTACCAATGATAATTTCCGCTGTACCCGCTTCTTTTGAATCCTTGTTGTAAACTTCATCGCGGTAGATAAACATGATGATGTCTGCATCTTGCTCAATAGCGCCTGACTCACGAATATCTGACATGACTGGACGTTTGTTTGGACGCTGCTCTAAAGATCGGTTGAGCTGAGACAGTGCAATCACTGGGCAACCAAAGTCCTTGGCAATCTTTTTAAGACCCCATGAAATATCACCAATCTCCTGCACCTTGTTCCCTGTTTTCTCAGGTGGGGTCATGATCTGAAGATAATCAACTACGATGGCATTCAACCGGCCACCGGTCTTTTGCTGAACCTTACGAGCTTCACGGCGAATATCAGCCAGACTTGGAGAGGCCTTGTCATTGATGAAGATCGGGCATTTTTTCAAAGTATCGACAGCGCGATAAATACAACCTGCGCCTTCCGAATCAAATTGAGCTGAACGAACCTGCTTCAATGGAATCTGGCCAAGGCCCGAAATCATTCGCTCCATGATCTGCTCTTTCGACATCTCCCCAGACATGAACAGCACCACTTCACCCTGATTTACAGCAAGGTCGAGCATGATGTTCTGGGCCAGTGTGGTTTTACCCATCGAAGGACGTGCGCCGATAATCACCAGATCGGTACGATCAATACGGTCCAGCTTGTTATCCAGTTCAAGAAAACCTGTCTTTACCCCTGCCTTGACTTCAATACCGGCATGAATCTTTTGATGACGATCAATGATGTCGGTCAGTACGTCCACGGCAATCGCTTCGACACTCAAAGTGGCCTGCTGAGTCGATGTATTATCAAGACTAGAAACCAGTGACTGCACCTTTTCAATTGCGGTTTCACCGGTGTAAGTCAGCGTATCGTTGGCAATGGTGCTGATATGCTTGCTCAGGTCTGCAATCTTTCTGCGAGTAGATAAATCTTTTAAGGTTTTGATGTGCGTAGGAATGAGCCTAGGAAGCGATATGGCGCTCGATAGCTCCATGATGTACGTTTCATCAATCTGGGTGCTTTCTGTTGGATTTGAGCGAATCTGCTCCCAAACAACAACTGCATCATGCCCTTCGCCTTTTAGGTGCTGGCGTTTGATGTAATTGAAGATGACTTGGTGACGGCTGGCATAGAAATCACTTTCTTCCAATTGCTCGATGTAGTCACCAGATCCGGCGAAATCCATGAATGAGCACAAAACAGCTTGTTCGGTAGGAATCGAAAATAACTCAGTCATTGCTCATCCCCTTAAATTTCTTAGCCACACCCTTGAAAACTGGTGCTGCTGGTTGGTCAGGGGTTGGTGTTACCTGTGGATTCTCTAGTTGCTCGATCTCAGCATTGGTTTCAGCCCAATTCCATGCAGCCTTGAATGACTCCCAGCCACGTAGAACGATAATCTGGAATACACGTTCGTTTGAAAGCTTGGCTTCAATCGCTTGGTTGAAAATGATTTTTAGAGAACGGTCAGTGATGGTTTTACGTTTCTTGTTTTTCAGATCAATGAACTCTTGAGCTGTTTTTTCAGATACACCGTTTTCGATTAAGAATTTTTTAGCAGAGAATTTTTTAGGTTGTTCAGGTGCGGATGCGCCTAAATTAATATCTGTAGTATTCTCTGTTGTATTCTCTGTATTAGATTGCAGGTTTTGCGCATTCTTGCTTGCAGGTTTGCTGCAATCTAGTTCGCAGGTTTCCTGCAAACTAGTATGTAGGTTTCCTGCAAACTGTGAGCAATCAAGTGTTTCAGAGTATTCAACCAGTGCTTGATATAAATTTTCACGCTCAACACGGAAAAATACGCGACAAGGCACACCCATTTTTTTCTCTGAAATAAAACCTAGTTCAAGCAGCTTTTTTCGAGCGTTTTCTTGCTCTGTTCTTGTTAGACCTGTCTCTTGAGTCCATTCAGCTTGGGTCTTGTAAATCCACCCCTCTGCACTCTTTGAGCGTGAAGTCCAGTACACCAACTGGGAAAGCATTAACGCACCATTGATGCCGCACCCCAGAAAAACGTAATGCTTGTTGAAGGCAATCGGTTGTTCATTCATGGCTTCTATCAATTTGATAATTGGAATTGCCTTGTTCATGCTTCACCTCGTGCAAATACAAATAATTCATGACGGGCCTTGGCAACCAAACAAGCATTGTCCAGACTTGGGTTTTTAATGTTTGCTTTAAGTGCTTTTTCCAAAAGTTGAATTTTTTGAATAAGCATTTTTTCTCTAAAATTTCGTGTTAAACTACTCATGTTCAACTCCTGCTCGGTTTTGAATACAAAAGCCTGATCTCATCCATCAGGCTTTTTCTTTGCTTGAATCCCAGTGACTCCCTTCCAATCCCTCTCCAAAGCTGATGTCTGTAGACAGATCCCTTACTAAAGCTCCTAATCCCAAGCGCTCGAATGATTTTGCTTGTAAATTAAGTACATGCCACTCACCGACGATTTCCTTCTCTAGGAGATACGCCAGGTATTGAGCAAGGTCTTTACCCTTAATTTCGGCAAGTAGTTTTGCCCGCTCATGGATTTCAGGAGACAAGCGAACATGTGTAGATTTCTTTTCAAGACTCATAAATTCACCTATGCAACTTCTTTGCTGTGTTTGATTGGCTGCTTGCCAGCAGCTAAATCTCGAATTTGGTATTCACGTGCTAATGGGATTTTGTTGTTAGGCCACTGGTAAACAGCAGAAGGTTCAATTCCTAGCAAGCCCGCTAGTTCAACGCCATTAACCCCAAGCAACTTGTATGCTTCTTGTTTGGTCATTGGTATTTACTCAATAAAGTAAGATTNCTTAGTATTTAATCAAAGAAAACTTATAAAAGCAATATGTAAGATTACTTATATGGAAAAAACAACTATTGGTCAGCGCATACGTGCGCTTAGACGTTCGAAAAAATTAACTCAAGCGCAATTAGCAAAGATTGCTGGAGTGAGTTCGCCCGCTGTAACTGAGTGGGAAAAAGATAGTTATTTGCCTAAAGCAGGATCATTAGAAGCAATGGCAAATCATTTTGGGGTAACGACTGAATACATACTGACTGGCAAAGGTGATCCTAGCGCCACGCAAAAAGAGCAGTCCAATGTGGTTCCTGTGGCACCACGCATGGCCCCTGTCTTGTCATGGGTTCAGGCAGGTACGATGACCAATGTCGAATCTGTTGACATGTCCCAGGTGGAAGAATGGCTGCCAATTCCAGATGGTGATTGCGAGAAGTGTTTTTACCTGAAAGTTCAAGGATTGAGTAATTACCCAGAGTTCCATGAGGGCGATTACATTCTTGTAGATCCAACCCTACCATTTGGTGACATGAACTCAGGCGATATTATTGTTGTTAGAAAGTTTGATGATGCAACTTTTAAGCGCCTGGTGATTGAACCTGATGGCACTAAATACCTACAGGCGATTAACCCTGAATTTAAACCAAATATTATCCCGCTTGATGAGAATTGCGAGTTTGTTGGCGAGGTAGTGGATTGTATTCGCTACGTTTATCGAGCTAAGAAGAAACCACGTAAGAATTAAAAATAAAAGCCGCTATATGCGGCTTGGGTATTGGAGTGGGGTGTGGAGTTTAGCGATTATATTGTTTATGTGGATGAGAGTGGAAGTGTTGATATGCTTAACAACGATCCAGACTTTCCTGTATTTGTCCTCTCATTCTGTGTTTTTCACAAGAAATACTACACAAGCACTGTAGTTAAGGCTGTTGAGGATTTAAAATTTAAGCATTTTGGTCATGACATTATAATTTTACATGAAAGGGATATAAGAAAAAGAACCTCTCACTTCTCTGGCTTTGATAAAACCAAGATGGGGTTATTA